TTCCAACGGCACGTGATATTGCGTTTACAAATACTGTTGCCATATGTTACCCCAATGCAATAGCCATAATAATAGCTTTTTCTGTTGCGATAGACTGAATTAGTGCATCGCTAGCTCCCCCACCAGAGCCTAAGGCTCCGATAGTTCCGTCTGCTTTTTTATAATACATTGTGCCGTCGTAGTCATTTATTGCTACTTCACCAAACTGTAAATCTTCTGCAAGCGGTACTTTACCGGGAACTGAGCTTCGTTTAAATTTAATTACTGCGTCTGTCATGCTAGTTCCCTTTGTTATTAATAGCTTCCGCCATCAAGTTGTACAAGTTCTACTAAACCGTCAGTTACTGTAAATTGTGTACTAATGAACTTTGATAAGCCTTTAATCAATGTAGTAGCTGTTGGAATAACTGTTTGTGAAACTGCAGTTACCAAACCTTTAGCATTAACTGTTAATGTAGGAACTGTTACGGCATCACCGTATTCGCCAACATCTGAATTAACTGTTGCTAATGTAAGAGCTGCTGAAACTGCTGAACTACCATCAACACTTGTTAAAGTAGCTGTTGCATCACCAGTTAATGACAAGTTACGTGCTGTTTTCCACTTTGTGGCAGTTGATGCATTACCAACTAATTCAGCATAAACATTTGCTACAGTTAAGTCTTTGTTCATAACCCAGCGATCATCACCACTGTTATACAAGATTGTAGCAGGCACTGTTGGGCCCATGATTGTCAAACCACCGCCGTCAGCCATTGCTGCTGAGGTGGCATCTTTTGCTAATTCAATGTTTTTGTCGCCGATTGCAACAGTTGTTGAGTTAACAGTTGTTACTGTACCTAAGACTGTTAAGTTACCAGTAATTGAGGCATTACCATCAATGTTGATACTAGTTGCAGTAATGTCATTTGAGTACAAGACTCCGTTTACTGTTACATCATTAAAAGTAACATTTGATGTAGGAGCAAGTGCTTGTGGTAAACTAATTGTAACTGTGTTATCTGTAACAGCGGTTGAAACTCCAGTACCGCCAGTAATTGTCAGCGTATCTGTTAACAAGCTAACTGTATCTGTACCAGTATTACCAGCAATTGACAGGTTAGTAGCAACGCTAACTGTACCTGCTGCTGTAATACGACCTTTTGTGTCAACTGTAAAAGTAGGAATATCGGTTGCACTACCGTAAACACCTGCAGTAACACCAGTGTTTGCAAAGGTAATGGCTGCTGATACATTTGCTGAACCATCAATGGAGGCCAGTGTAGCGGTTGCATCACCAGTTAAACTTAAGTTACGTGGATTCAACCATTTGGTAGCAGTATCTGCATTACCAATTAAATCTGCTGTAATACGACGTGCTGCAAAATCACCGTTTGAATCGCGTTTTACTAAAGTGCCAATAGTGTTCACATTAGTAGCTGCATCAACCATATCGGTATAACGCTTACCACCGATAATAATATGATTTACTGCATTTCCTGCGGTTTCGGTTCCAAGACCAATATAAAGCCTATCGCCGCCATTTGATCCGTTATCGGTTAAGCCAGAGTAGGCTAATTCACCTGCGCCTAGTACCCCAGGATTACCTGACGTTTCACTGCGCTTAATTCTTAAAATAGAAGCCATAGCTTATCCTTTTAAAACTGACCAGCTTCAAAAATTTGTTTATCCAACAAATTAGTAGCTGTCCACATATTTGTTGCTGTGTTGTATACCAACACTCCACCATCTTGTAAGTTGGTAATATCTACATCACCCGAGGCTGTAATTGAATTTACGGCAGGAGGAGGTAACATACCACTAGTAATAATTCTTGCGGGCTTATCGTCTGTTACAACACGATTTACTACCTGCTCTTGAACAACACTAGTATCTCCGCTTTGAGTCACGATTACTTCAGTTGTCATCGTGTGACCTCCTGTACTAAGGTTAAGTTACCATTAATAAAGGGAATAACATTATTGCCATTGTATAATTCTAGGCTATATACTGCAGTTGCAAAGTTAAAGTTTTGTGTAACATTTGCTAGTAAAGTAATCTGAATTGTTTTGTTTGTATCATCTAAAACAATTTGATTATTTTGTGTAGTGGCTTCGTGAATTACTGTAGTACTATCTACTGATTCACGAATTTGCATACGTGCTGCAAATCCTGTTAGTGGAATAGGTTGATTAAACTCTACAACACCACCGCTTGTGTAGGTATTATAACCTAAACTATTTACTTGATTAATCGAAATCTTATTTGCTACTGCAGCTTGAGCAGCTGCAATGGCTGCTTGATTTGCTGTAATAGCTGATTGCCAAGTATTATATGCATTGATTGCACTATTCAAAATAGGTGGAAAATTAACAGGTATTGCTGGCGAATATTGTTGACTCTGTTGCATTATAAATGCATAAGCAGCCTGTATCGTCATTGTGGCCCAAGGTCTAACTGTGGGTGCTACGGCTGCAGCATCTTGATCTCTAGCGTCTAACCATACTTGTAAATTACCAAGGTAAGCATCCTCTAAAGCCTGCTCATCTTCCAGTGTTGGGGCTGTGTAACTAGCACCAGTAGATAAGTGATATTCTTCACTACTACTATTAATTTCTTTCATACCACCTGCACCAACTACACGAAATCTCCAGCCTACTGGCAGGTTATGTGGTGTGGTAGTAGTTATTACACAAGGTGCGGACTTTGCAATAGTCGAGATGGGTACATAAACTTTTGTTTCTGATTCCCAACGAAATGTCTCTTGAAAAGTGCTGCCTTGGTAGATTTTATAGTTAATTTTTGCTGGTTGCATTAGCCCACCTTAACCTTTTTAGCTGCAGCTATAGTAGCCGATACTCGGAACTTATTAACTTCTTCAGTTAGTGCAACAACTTCAGTTTGCAGTTGCTGATTCTCTACGCATAACTGTGCAAGTTGGCTATTTAATAAAATCATTTCCTGCTGTAAGCGATTTAACTCAGTAGCAAGTAACGAATTCTGTTGGCTCATACGCTCTAGTTCGGTGTGCATTAAAGTAATAACGCTAGTTTCCGCATGAGTACTTTTCCAGTCTTTTAACAGTTTCTGTATTCCAACTGAGAAAGCAACAACTGCTAACGCAACTAGTGAAACTGTCTGAATGAGGCTGTGGTTATCTATCTCCACCATAATCAGATCTCCTTATTAGCAGTGGTTGTATATTTAATTATATTCTAATCGGGAACTCCGCCCTTTAGATCTAGTTAAAAGCTTGTCAAGAAAAAATGCTGACAAACTCTGACAATTTGATATATTATACCACAAGGGCGGTAACTTGTCAATGCAAAAAAATACCCTGCCCATAAGTTGGGCAGGGTATTTTGGCTGTGAAATTTTAAAGTTTTTTATGTTTTAAGATATAACATATTCTACAAAGGCTGAGTCTGTACCACTATTAATACTGCCGTCTGTTGTATAGCGACATTTCACAGTATGGTATCCTGCTGAAATTGGGCCTGAGATAGGTCCGCTAGTATAATTACCACTTCCTTTTGCAAACTCAACATTATCAAGATACATGTAACCAAAATCATAGTTTTGTTCACTACTTACAGTTAAATATCCAGTAATTGTAGCAGCTTGGCTTAAGTAAAAGGTTCGCTGAACATAGGCATCTATACTAGTTCTACCTACTCCTCGGCAGCGTAATCCATCATATGTAGCTGATGGGGTTCCATATAGATCTACGTTGCCAGTATCATTAGTAGCCGAACTATAGTTAGTTACTGTAGGGCCTGAAGGTGCTACATATCCGCAATCAGTGCTGTTTGTAGCAATAACTTGATTATATGAACCACCACTACCATCAGCATAAGTACCATACTTTGTAGTTCCTGAACAATAAGTACTTAATAAAGTACCAGCTGCAGGATTCGCAGCAGTTACTGTCCAGGAGACTTGCCGAGTGTGGCCAGTACTAAATAATACGTATAAAGTATGCGAGCCTACAACCTCACCTGCGCCTGCACTAGTATTTGTATAACTACCGCTTGAGTTTAAAGTTACAGTACCGCTATAGCTTGTATTATCAACGCTAAAATATACAGTGCTGTTTGGTTCTCCACCACTTATATTGACTGTTATACCATTTGGATAAGTAACGCTACTTGGAGAAGCAGATAAAGTTTCATTATAAACAACAGGCGTAGTGCTAGTGTCATTTACAGTTGTTTGTCCAACATATCCTACTACGTTATTATAGCCTGAATCTGAATAGAAGAATATCCAAACAGTCTCCTCACCCTCTGTAGTTGCATCATTTCGTAATGTTCTATAAAAACTACCAGTATTACTATTAATAGTTATAAAACCTTGATTTGTATAAGCAGTAAAGTCATTAGCATCAGTACTACCATAATTAATCCAGTAAATACGAGTACCATCTGGAACATTAGCTGTAGTTGCTGTATAAGTAATAGTTGTGCCTTCATTTACTACACTTAAATCGCGACTAAACGAATAAGTGGGTGCTGGTGCGGTTACTGTCCATGTAGCTTGTCGATAGTGACCTGTAGCATCGAATCTTAAGTATAAAGTATGTGAGCCTACCGCCTCGGATGGTCCTGCATTTGAGTTTGTATAGTTGCCACTAGAATCTAAATCTATGAAACCATCGTAGTTAGTATTATCAAGACTAAAATGTACTCGAGTATTAGGTACGCCGCCTGTAATATATACAGTGGTAGGGTTAGGGTATACTACACTGGTAGGACTAATTGTAAATACTTCGTTAACATTAGTACTAGTATCATTGATATTTACACTGCTACTATATTCTGCAATTTGCGTACTATAGTTTGAATCACTGTATAATCTTAATTTGGCTGTTTCGACACCTTCATAAGGTCCAGCATCTGTTTTAATTACACGAGATATAGTTCCTGTATTACTATTAATAGTTACAGAACTACCATATAAGTTATCATTATAGTCTGAGTTTGTAGTTGTGCCAACCTCTAACCAATATAATACTGTACCATTTGGAACATTAGTAGTTGTAATAGTCCAAACAAGCGTATCACCTTCATTTAAAGTAGTAGCACTAGGAGTAATTGTGTATGTTCGTGGGGCTGCGTCTTTAATAAAGAAACCTTGAGTAGTAAGCATACTACCACCATTTGGTGGGTACCCATCACCATAAAAATCTATTCCACCAAACTCTGATGGTTCAACAGTACCATCATCAAGTATAATAAATTGTATTCTATAACGCAAATTTTCTGTTTGAGTTCCAGAAGTAGGAAAGCTAAATGTACCTCGGTCACTTTTAGTTATATTAACGTATTGAGGACCGCCAGTTGTTAGATAATCTAGATTTTCATAACGCATGCTGGCGATATCATTTAAACTCATTGGTCCTGCATATGTTCCTAAATCTATTCCTGAAAATACCCAATAAAGAGGATGAGCATAATCATACCTAGACGTAATTGTAACAGAGAGTATTTGCCCTTCTTCAGTAAACTGACTGTTTACAGTAGTAGTATATTCTTCTGGTGGTCTAGAAGTATCATTAATATAGATAGTGCCTATATAGTCCTTTATTTTTGTACCTTGTGGATAGTATAACGCAAAAGTAAAGTTTTCTAAACCTTCTCGTGATACATCTGCGGTAGGGGTTATACTAAATACTCCTACTCCGCTTTCATTTAAAGTTACCTGATTTAGATTATTATTAGAATAATCTTTAAATACAAGATCTGCAGCATCAGCAGTTCCGCCTGTAAAAGCTGGATATAAAGTTGCTCCGGTAGGAATATTAGTAACAACTACTGTCCAAACATACTCCTGTCCTTCATTTAGATATACATTGCCACTTGTTTGATTACTAGGATTATAAATAGTTGCATTTGGTGTACCAGTAGAATTATCAATTATATCAAAGTCTTTATAAACTGTTGGTATGTTAGTAAGTTCTAGTCTTACACGTTCCGTACCTTCTGTTAAAAAATCCTTGTTAATGACGACAGCACCAGCACCTGTGCCATTATAGCCACCATTAGCTTGAGCATTACCAACAGATAAATTACTAATAGTAAAGTTACCGCTAGTTGCTTGTACAAAATCTGCAGAAGTTGCTGTGCTATTAAAATTAAGTCTCCAAGGAATTTGAGTTCCTGCAGCAACATTTTTTGTTAATAACTGAAAAGATACTGATCTAGGATTATTAAGGTAGCTTTCATAAAATCCTGGTGTTCCATTATTAAGCACATCCCATGCTTCAATAAAGCTTAAGCTATATGCTTTGTCTTCAGTTAAAGAAACTGTGGCGGAAGATAGTCCGCTATTAAGACTTAAAGTTAATGTTTCAGTACCTTCAGTTACAAAATCTTCTGCTATAGATATTGCAATAGTTGCAATATTATTTACTACAGTAAAATATCCCGTTAACGAATTTGGCATTATAGTAGTACTATTACTAACTACTTGGGATATATCGCTAGCAGTTATATTAGTACCGGATAGTGTATATGCTGCCTGATAATTACTAGCTACACGTGAAGTTCTTAACGTAAAGGTGATGGTATTAGTAGCAGTATTACTATTAGCTTCGGGCGCAGTTGTTTTATCTACAGAAATATTAAATGTAGATGGCCAGTCACTAGCAGAGTATCCTCTTTCAAGAGGGCCTGCGTCTACAGCTAAGATACTCATTTTATACTGTTGGTTCAGCCAACCAGTATAAGAATTAGTACCATAATTCCACCAAGTACCACTAGGTATTCCTGGTATAGTATCTCCTAATCCCAAGGACTGAGTACTCTGCCCAGTAACTTTAACCGTTCTAGTACGTATTGTACTAGTACTACCTGTGTCTGAACCACTGTCTAAACGCTGTACCATTGTTCGATGAATATCAAAACCACCATAAGTAACTCCATCGTAAGGAGCTACTGATTCAGTGTAATAGTATTGGGCTACAGTAGGTATTACGAAAGCAGTATTGCTAGGAGGTGTAGCAGTATTTACAGTAGTTGATCTAATATCTGAGCCATTCCAGTCAGGGCCCGCGGTATATGGAGGAGGAGGGACTGCCCAGTCTTGAAAAGAATAACTTTTAAATTGTATATGTAATTTTGCAGAATCATACATACATTTAGCAGAATCATTAAATACTTGCATACCATAGCCGTTACTAAGTATATTATTGCCTACTTCTTTATTTGCAAAAAAATATACCTTTGGTACTGCAGCCTGAAGCTGCTCTGCAGTAGCAGTAGCTAGCCAAGCGTCGGGAACCATGGCAAAAATAGAAACGTACGAATCTCCAGTACCAGGAGTAGGTAATATATCTATTTTAGGATTATTTAATAAATGTACTGGACCTGCTCCAGCCGTGCTGCTACTTAATTGAGATATACGAGTATCTTGTGTAAAGTACCAAACGTTGCTATCATTACTACGAGGCAAAGTATATGCGTAAAAGCAATCGCTAATGTCTGGGGCTATATAACGTAATTCGTAAATACTCCAAGTACCGTGTGGGTGATATAAATCACTTTGAACATCACTTGGCTGCAAGTTATCTGTTACTGCCTTGCTAAATATGTTAAAGTCGGCGTAGTCTGTAGTTTGGTCTACATTTCTATAGTTCATACCAAAGAAATTAGTAGTACCAGCTATTGAACCATTAATATACCAAGGCTTAACATTGGAATCGTCAATAACTAACTCACCATTGGTATTTATAAATTTAAAACCGTAACTCATCGTGCTAATACCATTAAAATTGTTCCACGTCTTAGCGATGGTGAAACACTTGGATTAATTTCGCTATACTTTATTTGCGGATAGCCACTAGTACCATTATACACAGTTTCGTACCAGTGATCTCCACCATACAGAGTCAGGACTTTTAAATTTAACCCTTGTAAGTTTGCTTTGCCGCCAGTACCGTCATAAGTAATATAACGAGTACTAGAGCTTCCTGTAACGAATAGTGTTAAAAACTCTACAAACACTCCGGATTCACTGCTTGTGTCATAGTAGACATCTCCTTGTGAATCAAAAATTTGCATTCCGTATGCCATTACTGCTCCTTAGGCTAAATTGCCAATTCTTACTCGCGGTTTGCCACTATTGCTAGCATCCCATACTTCAATTTTATTATCATATAATCTTATTCGATTATAGTTAGAGACATTGGGATTGCCTATAGATAAATACTGTGCATCAATTGTACCAGTTACTAATTTATCGCCAGTAATAGTGCCTTGAACAATTAAACTACCAGGAATATAGGTGGTCATTAATGCCCAGCCAACACTGTACTTATAAATTAATGCACCGTTGTAGTTATTATAGCTAACTGTTGCCATATCGCCTGCAACTGGATTTCTTCCAATAAGTGCATATACTTCTGCATTTGTAGGTGCAGCATTATTAGTAGAAGCACCTCGTTCAATTACATAACTTGCACTACCAGGACTTCCAGGACTACCAGGGCTTCCAGGGCTTCCAGGAGTACCCGGATCACCGTCTACTCCATTATAAGAAATAGCACGAACTGGATAACTTGTGTTAGTCCAATCAAGAGCACTTTGTGTAACAGTACCTGCTGCTGCTAATGGAATTGTTATAGACCATAAGTAGTATCCAGGAGCAGTATTTGAGGGAATAGTGGTAGACCAACCATCTGTTACAGTAAAAGACGCATTACCCCAAGTATATGTAGAAGCACTTGTAGGTCGGGCCGGAGGCGTATCATTGCTAGTCCATTTGTAAATAGTTGGAAAAGCTGACATACTTCCAGCAATACCTGCCTCACCTTTTGCACCATTGTACAAAATAGGCATTGTAATAGACTTAGTTAGAGTACTACTTAAATTGCCACCACTAACTGTTAAAGTTACTGTTACGTTTACTGCTGTATCACTTGGCGTAATTGTAATACTTGTACCAGTGCCGCTAGTAGGGCTTCCACCTTGAATTACCCAACTATACGTGGCTCCAGTTATGTTTTGAGTTACTGCAGTTAATGTAGCATTTGTTGGAGTAAAAACAAGTGCAGCATTTTGTACAAACGCTGTATATCCAGAAATATCAATAGTTTGTGCAGCCGCTGAAATAGGGGTTGCACTTAATTGATTTGATACAGTATATATGCTTGTATCAATAGCACTAATATAAGCATACTTGACATAATATGTAGTACCTGGTACAAAAGGTGTAGGAACACTAGTACCATTTGCTAATCCTGTAAGTGTAATAGATAGACTTAGCCCATCAAATACCAAATTGGCATCTGATGGGGTAAAGTTATTTGTGGTAGAACACCAAACTTTTACTTTTACTAAATCGTCTCGTATATCTGTTGTCCTTATACGATCATAAGGAGTAGTAAGTTTTAATATTAATGAATTTACGCCCGGGGCTAATACTGCGGCCATATTTATCCTTTACCTAATAGTTTCAATAACTATATTTCCAATAGTACTAGTTTTACTATAGTTTCCAGAAATATCAAGACCTCTACAAGCTATTTTATAACTAACCCCGGCTTCTGATATTGCATCTGTAATTTTTGTTAAGTCAAATCTACCTTGCGTTCGACTTTGTACAACTTTGATTCCATTTGCAGAAACAGTAGTATCTAAATCCCAGAAATCTTCAATCCCCGTGCCTTTAACCATCCTGAATTCATATGTAATAAAATCAGCAGATTTAAATGTATCACTAGGAGTTGCAGTAATGTATATATTCTCTAAGTCTAGAACAATTCCTGGACTATTACTAAAACTATCTGTTTTACCATTTACTGTATGATAATATACAATAGACCAAGGGCCTACAACACTACCTGTTGCATTAGTATACCTAGCTCTAAACTTATACATTGTTAAAGTTTTTAAGCCTGTTACAGTTATACTGCCTGCTTCTTTATTTACAGTATGAGTAGCTGCAAGAGTCTCATTATTAAATTCTGCATTGCCTAACTGTACTTCTAGTTGTATTCTTGTAGCTTCTGCTGTTAGTCCTGATTGACTAACAAAACTAACAATAGTAACGTTTTGATAAGTTCCACCTGCAATAGCTTCACTGATTGCGCTATCACTAGTTATTTTATCAATAACGGGTGCTTTTGTAACAGTGCTATTTACTACATTTGAGCTATTTAATGAAATATTAGTATTATATGTTGTAAACTGATCGAAATCATAAGTATAAATGTTATTAGTATTTCCTGATCCAGAATAGTCCATAAGAGTTATTCTAGCTGCAGTATTACTGGTAGGCTCTATACTTAGTACAATAAGTTCTTGTGATTCTGTTGGGCTAACTTTGCCTAACATATACAAATTATCTATTTCAATTTTGTCAGCAGTAATAATGGATCCAACATTAATAGTATCATACATACCTGTACTGCTAACTGTAAAAGTTTTTACAGTTGAATTTTCAGTACCAGTGGTTGTTGTTGGAGTATTATATCTTACACGTATTTGGTAGGTTTGTCCTTGTTGTAGATATACTTGCTCAGATAGCTTTAATATGCTTCCTGATATATTAGTAATTCTACCGGATGACAGTCCCCACAGCGGAACATCGTGTGTTACTCGTACTAAATCCCCACGATTACAAACTAAATATTCAAAATCAGTATTAATAGTATAACGTTCTGGACGTAATTTTAATTGTGCTAAATGCCACTTTGCTAAAAACTCAGCTTGAGCTAGATTAGTAACGCCTGGAAGATTTAATTCTTCAAATACCTTAGCAGTACTAATATTTTTAGGGTAGTTATAGATAATTGTTTCATCGGGCTGATATGCTTTATCTTCATTACTAAAAGTAACTCTGAAAGCATCTGGCAATCTTGGTAATAACTTTACTGCTTCAAATCCCCAGCTATTATGTGGAGTGAAGTGTTGTGTTACATAATCTCTTGGCTTGTCAACAACAATTGTCCATTTACCATCAACAAAATTAGGGCTAGCTAATCCTGCTGCTGCAATGTCTCTAAGAGTATCCAGCACACTTTGTGTACTTGATACTACAGCATTGTATCGTAAATTTTTAGCTTCACAAAATTCATGCCATTGCTGTAAAGCAATCATATCAATCTTGGAGTATCTATCTGCATATTCCACACGATACGCATTTGCTGGATGTGTTATTACATACAAAAATAAACTAGCTGGATTACTAGTTGTTTTTCCTGGTTCCCACTTATTTGCGGTACTATTCCAATCATCACAAATAGTTTGTACTATTGCATTGATACCATCAATATTACCATTAGCTTTATTAGTGCTTTGTAGACGGATTGCAGTTTTAGCCAAATAAGTATTATTTGGCAAAGCTTTTAAAGGAGGCTGTGATGTATTAAACCCTGTAACAGAATATAAAGATACTTTATGATAGTTTCTTAAATTATCTGCGGGTTCTACTTCATCAGAGTTATTTCTACGAACTCTAACTTGATATTTTGCTAAAGGTAAGTTTTTAATTCTATAAATAAAATTAAATGCATCTTTACGTTTATTATAAAATCCTGGAGTACCAAAGGCTAAAACTGTATTGGGATTAGCTAAGTTGTTTAATCCGCCATTTGCAGTATAAGTTATTTTACAAGCAATTCCTGCTAATCCAGCACCACTATTTTTTGCAGTGACTCTAACAGGATAGGTTCCTGCAGTTATATAAACTAAATTACTAACTGTAGTTCTCCAGCCTGGTTTAGATATTAAAACTGCGGGAGAGTTATCTATATATACGCCACCCTCATCATCAGCAGAAGCTTCAACATTATAGTAGCCACTATATTTAAATACTACAGATTGTTTTGTTGCGGTAAATGTATCAGTAGTACTTAAAGTTTGGGTAGTCCAAACAGCGTGTGTTCTTAATAACTCTGACCAATCTTTATAATTTGTGGGATGTATTACAGTTCCACCAATCAGTTCAGAACTAACAAATACTTGTTCTGCTACACCTTGTTGGGGCTGTGAGCCATATTGTTTTGTTACATAGCCTGAAGCAATTGTAACAGTAGTACTAACAGTAGTACTATAGTAGCCACCTTCTGAATCTGTAGTATTTACTGTGTTTGGAGTTAAAGTAAGACCTAATCCACTATATCCAGGTAAACCTACCTGACCATAATCCTGTAGATAATCAATTTGTTCAACTACGACTCCAGCTCGTACACATAAAGCATACATAGGCACATAGGAAGCCGGGATTATAGGCATACGCTTATACGTATTTGGATCATTATCTGTGCCAGTTAAACTAGCATAAGCACCTTTTTTATATTCAGCTAATAAACCAGCGCTAGGTTCTGAATCTGCATTTTCTGTGGCGGCTCCATCTAATCGTACAATACTGCCACCAGGTACTAAACAGAATACGTACCAGCGATACAGTTCTTGTTTACTAGCTCCATTTTCGGGATCATAATAGTCAATGCTTTGACCCCCCAATACAGCAGTATATCCAGGAGTATTAGAACTAGCACTAGTAGTATACTGACCATTAAAGTATGGAAGGGCATCGCCCCAAGCTTCTCCATCAACATCTGGATTTGTTAAGTATTTACGAACTTGCACTTCAATAGTAGCTGCTGCATCTCGCACATCACCAGCACCGTCACCGCTTGTAACCAGTTGGCGCATACCTTCAGGAAATGTTAAAGCGATTGCTATTTCATTAGCAGGTGTTGTCAGTGGAGCATATCTCCAAGGATTACCCTGCTCTGTGTTATTTACTAATTCTATAGGGCTAATAGAGGATGTTTCTACATCCGAAGGATACAACTGGTTAAACTGTGTATCGCTTTCATTAGCATATCCAGTTAAAGTAATAGGGGCAGGAATATTTTGTGCAAAATTATTATCGTAATAATCTTTTATTGGGTTTGCGCCAACGCAAATATCTGTTACTTTTAGTGGGCCAATGCCCCACACAATAATCATATTGATAATACTAGTATCAGTTAAAGTATCAATATAAGGGGTCGCTCCGTGTAATCCAGTTACACGCATTTTACCTAACACAACTGGAATAGCTCCGAATCGGTTGGCTTGGTTACTAGATCCGCTAAATAAGTCTAAGGACTTTGCGGAGCCTGGATCATTTTGAGTTTGTGGACGTGCAGGTGCGATGGCATTTACAAGTGCCATACCTGCCATTTGTATTGCCATTGTAGCAGCAATATTGGTCATGGTTAAACCAAGGGTAACTTGTCCGCCCATTAAGGCTGCAGCACTAGCTGCACTAGTATATCCAGTTAATTGACCTGCAATTGGGCCTGCAACAGCAAAAACTGCCAGTGTAAGCAACATACGTGTTGCATTACGACCTTCAGCAACTGTTTTATAAGCAATTGTTTGTCCACGAGAAATAGTAACTGTATCCCACTTATCTTGTGGAATCAAAATACCATCAACAACAACAACTAATCTGCTGGACAAATATTTACTAACTTTGTATTTTTCATTTACAAAGTTTACAAAATCTTTTACGGTAGTACCTTCAACTATCCAGTCATGTACGACACCTGTACGTAATGGATGTGGTGCACCTACTACTTGAATAGCTTCATTAGTAGAGTGTTTATAAAACCCTTGAAATCGCTTAAACCATTGTGGAGAATCTAATGATTCAATAACTGAATCACGACCTTCACGTGCATGCAAAAATTTACGGGAACCCACATAAATACCAACGTGTGCAGGTTCACCATAAATATTAAATAAACATAAGTCTCCTGGTTTAGCAGAAGTAGTTAATTCCCAGTTATCTTTATGCGCATTAATTGCTTGTGATACTGCAGGATCATAACTTGTAGTATAAAGGTCAGCATAGCTAGGTAGATCTATATTTAATTCTTGTTTATAAAATAGACGTGCTAATCCCCAGCAGTCTACTCCAGTTTCGTCTCTGCCATTATCTTTATAAGGTAAACCTATATACTTGTTATAATCCATTAGAATAACCCTGGAAAGTAAGTTGGTATAAAATTATAGCACGGGAAAGGTTCACGAGTATAATCTGTCATTGATAACTCTAATGAGATAGATTCAGCACTATAACTAACACTTGTTATATAAAATCCTGGGAAGCTTGCTTCTGGCTCAGAATTTTCACGGCTGGTATTATCTGCATCATTAGAATTTCTTAGTATTAGTTCTATCTGTACTTTTACTGGAGAATGTAATTGATTTCGGATTACAGTTATAGCATCTTGTGTAACATAGTTTAATTGTATAGAGCAACTACTTACCCCAGTTTCTAGTTCACCAGGTAAGTTAATTTGCATAGGTAAAAACACATAATCATTACCTTTATGTGTTACACCATAAACTACTTCATCATCAGTTGTAAGATTCGTTAATCGTTTAGAGAATCCGTCCGCTAATCGTGCAAAAGGCTGTGGAGGATCTTGTGAATCGTATAGGGTTAAAATCATTATTAAATTCTCGTCCGTTTCAGACGAGAACATAGCTTTAATAGCTGCTGAGCTTAATGTACTTAATCTACTCATGGTAATATTTCTAAATTTGCGCTTACTTGCCAGTATCCTGGTGCAAGATACTGCACTTTATAAAGTTCGCCACTACCTGCTGGTAATATACGTACTTCTTTCCAAGTAGACTGTGTTGCATAAGTACTTAACCTTGGATGAGGAAATTTAAAACGCTTAACTCCACCAAGATTGGTTTCAACAAATGTTTCTAGATCGCCTAGTTGTGCGGTAGTTAAAATCCAGGTAACATCTAATGTACCTGGATTTGCAGATCTACGTCTTTGTTTAGCAGGGCCAGCATCCATATTAGAACGAATAATATTCATTCCATGTGTTTCTGAATACCCTTTTTGCGGTTGCTGCGGTAGTGTAGCTGGCCAAATTTCTACTGACATATATTATCTCCTTGCTAGGGCAGGTCTAGATCCAAATGTAGTGCTAAAAGCCTGTTGCGTTGAGCTACCAGTTCTGGACACTTCTTTGGAAACCATTTCACCAATCATTACTTCAATCTTGCGATTGCCCTGAGAGTCGGTAGTTTCTCTGGTTGTTGCTTTCTCATTTCCGTAGTTATTAACAACTACGTCAACATTACCCTGCTGTTGTTGGTTAGTGCGGACTCCTAAGTTACCATTACTATCGCGCTTTAGGGGCATGATAGCTTCTGGGCCTGCTTCGCCCATCATCCCAGTGCCTTGTGCAAACTTAAACAGTGTTGGAGAGCTAACTACTGAGTTGGTAAACATTCCGCCTTGTGCAAACTTTGTTAAACCACCATCATATACGCTACCCTGTGCACTCTTGAATAGACCAGTAAACCAATCTATACCAGAGGAGGCTGCACCAGCTAATGATTTACCCATTCCACCTGCACCGCCTAAGCCTTCAAATAATGCACGTTGTGATGCCTGAATCTCAAATCGCAGTAAAGCCTCGCCAAAACTATTAATCATATCGCTAAAACTCAATTTACCAGTTTTAGTAAAGCTAACAATTGCATCTTCCATGCCTTTAAATGCTTGATTAAATGCATTAGTGTAAGCATCTTGACGCAAAGTTTGTTCTTGTATCATTTTTGCATCTGCAATTCGGGCATCCATTACACGCTTAATTCCGGCTACTTGTGTATCTGCATCTTTATTTATTTTATCACGGTCTACTTGTTGTAAAGCTTTAGCTGCTGCACTTAAGGGACCGCCTGCTTCTTTTTCTTTACGATCAAGTGCAGATAAGCCTGCCCTTCTTGTTTCTTCAGCGTCAGTTATTTGCTTAGTCTTATCAAGTTGTAAGCCTAAAATAGTTAATCTATCAGATTCTTTCTTAAAAGCATCATCATTTATCATGCCCTGATCGCGCAAAATACCTAAGCGAGATTGTGCTGCTGTATTGAGTTCAATCTGAGCAGTTAAATCGTCTGTGGTTGTTTTAGCTGCTGCAACTTTTGCTTTTTCTATTGCATCAAAAGCTGCAAGAGCAGTAGCAGTATTAGTAGCAATTGTAGCAGATGATTCTACTAAATCTAACTCTACTTGGGCCTGTCGTCTGGTTGTATCTAATATTTTATTAGCAGCGGCGATATTACTATCACCTTCTTCTTTGCTAAGACCAGTTGCGGCTGCTTTAGCTTTTAATACTGTAGCATTTGCTTCAACTAACTTGGCTGTATAGGCATATTCAGCTTTAGATATATCAAGAGCTGCTTTAGCAGCTTGGTACTCATCATCAGTCATAGTACCGCGCTTTTGATCAAGGGCTTGACGTTGGGCTTCAATATCTTTTTCTGCTTCTTGAACGGACTTTAGACGTTCAGTTTTATCTGCTTCAATAGCACCAAACTGTTTTCTAATGCCAGCACTTTGTTGCTTACCAGCTAATTGCGCAAATTTAGACTCTAACTCAGCCCTTGCTTGGGCGGTTCCTAATGCCTGTCCAAGGCCTTCGATTGTTCCAGAGTCTGGGCCTGTTCTGTTCTTTTTCTGATCTTCGAATTTGGCATTAATATCTTTTACACTAGAATTAAGATTATCTCGGAGAGTGCTCAAGGCATTCTTTTGTAATAATAGTGCCTTATTTTCAGGTCTTGCTAATGCTTGGTCTTCGGACTCACCTGGTTTAACTACACCTGGTTTTCCAATATTAATAGCATAAGTATTTTCCATTATTGCTAATTTTAACTGTGCGTTAGAATCAATTAAACCCTTTTGAGTAGTTAATAAAGCTTTATCTAAATCAAGTGTTTTCATCTCGATTCCAGACTCAACTCGGGCTTTTAATCTAGCATCAACAATACCTTCAGAGGCAGTTTTCTTAATCTCTAAACCAGCACGAGCTGCAGCATCACGTAAACCTTCTGTAAAAGTTTTAATGTTTGCTACTAAACCATCGCGCATTGAGCTTGCAAAAGTTTTTGCAGCACCATCTAATCCTTGTGTTGTAGCGTCTTTTTGTGCTACATAAGAATCACGCAGTTTCTTTAAGTTGTCAATAGCTTGTTCAGCTTTTGCTAATTCTTCTGGTTTACCAGTAAATGAGAGTGGATTATATCCAACTTTAGAAGCAATCTCTTCCCAGTCACTAATAGCAGTTGTACTTGCATCAATAAGACTGTCTAAATTAGCATACTCCGTACTCATCTTTTGTAGACTTTGCGTAGTATTTAATATATTTTTAGCTGCTTCAATTGGAAACAATTGTAAGAAATTTTGGTCATTAGATAAACGAGTTAATTCTGTTAATCGTTCTGTAATATCACCAGTTTCAAGTACTTTTGTTAGTTCCAATATTTTCTTACTAGAGTCTTCTGCGAATTTTGCTAGAGGTGAGGAGCTTTTAAATGTATTTTGTAAATCTTGATAAAGTTTGCCGCTTTCAACTAAACTTTCGTTAAATAGTTTAAAAGACCCACTCGAACGAACTGCTTCTTTACCAGCACTATCAATTAACTTAGCAGCTTCTTTCTTAATTACTGGACCGGCATACTTTAAGCCTTCAGCAATAGCTTTACCACTAGCATCAGCAGGTAAACTTACTAAGGCAGCTAAATCTGCTCGTAATTTAATTGCTTTTTCTGAGCTGCCTGCTAATGCAACTGCACGCTCAATAGAACCTACAACTTGTTTAGCTAATAGATCTTCGGAACTTCTACCAATTATACCAGCTAAAAAGTTTAGGGTACTATCGGCCCAATTACGATTGGCTAGTTCTTTTTCAAAGTCGTCAAACGATTTAGTTAAAGCGTCCCCGATACCAGCTAAAGCATTGGCTCTTGCGCTAATATTCTCAATAGTAATGCGCTCCAATGGATCTAATTTGGCCAGGCGCTCTAATACTCTATAAGCATTTTCGCTGGACTCTTTTAATTGATCTAGCGATGCTGAGAAACGTGCTGCTTCTTCTTCATTTTTACGCAGCAAAGGTAAAAGTGATGTAAAGATGCCAAATACAACCATTGCAGGTCCTGCAATATTACTAAAAGCTGATACAAATAATCCTACGCTATTAGCTGCTGCAATGAATGTTCCGCTTACACGAACTCGCCACTTATCTAATCCATTTAATGTTTTTGAATCAGCTAATTCTTTATTCATTGCTCGAATTGTAGGCAAGAATCCTTGCTCTTGAGCATTAGTACTTACATTGGATAATATGTCTAAGCGCTCACTACCTGCGCGAGCATTTCTAGCAGCCCTACGGCGTAAAGTATCTCCGATACCACCAGTACTACCTTCAGCTTTATCTAATGCAGCATTTTCAGCTGCGTTCAGCTGCTTTCTTAATGAACGAACAGCTTCTAGTTGGCGTTTTTGTTCTTCTAAGTTTTTAATTACTTTGGAATCAATTGAAAGACCTGCTTCTTTTAATGTGTTAATTTCTCGCTGAATAGCACCAGGACTTGTAGTACCTTTTGTAAGATTTTCATAAAACTGTGAACCCTTACGTTGTTTTGCATAGTCATTATCGATTGATGCAAATTTTGCACGACTAGCTTTATACTGAGATTCCGCTTCTTTTAGATCACGTTGTAAGTCCGGTACTTTAAATGCAGCATTTGTACGCTCCAAGAACTTTTCGCCAAAACTTGCAGCAATTTCAGAACTACGTTTGCGAGCATCATCAGCAGCATCTTTTAAACCAGCACGCCACTGGCCAATAGCAGGTAGAGCATCTTTTACAAGTTTAATACCAATTAAAGTTAGTGCACCTACTAATAATCCACTATTATTAGCCAATAATTTAGCAAAAGGTCCTAGAACATTGTTTACAATTTCTAAACCTGCTTGTGCCACATTCTTTAATGTGGCTAGTAACTTGTCATAAGGATTAGTAGGGATATCAATATCGCCAAACTTTTTAGCACCTTCAGCTAAAACTGCATTAGCAAAGGCTTGACGTTTTTCAAAGTCTGTTAATGCGGAAGCAGGTTTACCAATTTTACGCGCATAATCTTCTGTTGCTTGGCCAACTTTGGTAAAAATACCCAATTCATCCAGCAATTCAGGCTCAAGCTTTGTGATACCACGTGTTAAACGACTAACGGCATCAGACATATTAACGCCCAATGCTTGTGAAGCTTTCTTGGCTACTTCACCAAGTTTTAGGAACTGTGTTTGTGATAATCCGCTAGATACTGCTTTTGCAGTTGCTTCCATGGACTCTCGTAAGCTAATAGCTCCACCGCTAGCTTCTGAGAATTGCTTAGCTAAACCACCCATAGCTACACCGCTAGCAGCTCCTAGTTGATTTAAACCAGCGATCATGTTTGTGGTATCCATTGCATCACTAAGTGCACGGAAAGCAGCACCTGCGGCAAAGATATTGGCAGCATATACTGCATATAAACGAACTAAGCCATCTAACTCTCGTGATTGCTTAGCAAAGTCACGACCTCCCGCACCTGTTCCTACAGTGCCGCGAGCTGTATTATATTCTGTTTGTTGAAAAGCCGCATTAGCTGCACGCGAACCTCCACGTGTACCCTTCATCAATTCTTGAGTACGCTCTAGCGTCTTATTAGTGCGCTTTGCACTATTATCTAAGTTGTCCATAGACTTGTTACGGTCTAACATTTCAACTTCTACAATTACCTTTTTGCTCATTAAAGCCCCTCCTAAAAGGAATGTGTGGCATATTAGAAAAATTTAGATATTTTTCATTAGGACCATTATAGCACATATGGTCAAAATTGTCAATACATAAAATTTTAAAGCATAAAAAAGCCCACTAAATTACTTAGCGGGCTTTTCAGTTTTTTGTTTATTATTGATCTCTTGTATTCTTACACCATCTATGGTGCGAACAAGCATAGTTATGAACTTCCTATCTTGCTGATCAATTTCTGTAGCTTCTAAAACTTCCTGGATGCCGATTAGCGATTTACCTAAATAAATACCATTCATTGGATCCCACTCATCTCGAAGCATCCTATATGCAATTAAAGCCTGCTGAACTTCCAGCGGAAAATCATCAAACTCAACAGGAATATCTTCCTCTACAGGTTGATTGCCCAATGCTTCGCACATTTCAAAATATGCTTCTTTAGACATTGCAACACTACTGTTTTGCATATAGTTTGTTAGCAACTTAGTAACTTGACTTAGTTGCTCTTCGAAAAGTTTCCCAAGTCAGATACCTGTTCACTAATGAAGCCATCAAAATTACTTGAATTTTTCATCAAGTACAGTGCGTTCTCAGGAGTAAAACCTAATTCTGTATCAGGGTCTTGTCCAGTTAAATCAACTGGTGCAAGCTGTTCAAGATACGATAACTTAAGTCCTGTCCAGCCTTTAACAGCAGCCTCAACGTATAACTGCAAGAATAAATCTTCGTTAAACTCTTCGGTGGCTTGGCGATTTTTAAAGCTGGTTTTTGTTGATTTCTTACGAATGTTAAGCAATGTTTCACGGCTTAAAAATGCAAGATTGACTTTGAAACCGGGCATGCCTGGATATTCAACTTCAACAGATTTACTAGGAACTAAAAGGGATTTTAAAGAAATTTCAGACATATTTTTATTATTAAAGAATACAATGGGCTAAGCACCGTGCTTAGCCCAGATCAGTTTATTAAACTTGAGGAGTTGTGTAAGTAATGTTCAACTCGTTAGCTGCACCAATATCAAAGTTGCCGGAAGCAGTACCTTGAGCAGTGAAGTTAATGGTTGTTGAAACAACTTGTTCAGCATTAACTGTTGGGATTGTTAACACAACACCTGGCATCTCGAAGTCAACTTTAGTATTGCCAGTGCCGCCAACGGAGATCTTCATGTAGTAAGCAGGGCTAACAGCTGTTGAGGAATTTGTTAACATAGTGCTCATCAAATCAGCAGTATAACCAGTGCCAGTACGCAAATAAGCGTTTAAGCTACCAGAGACAGCACGTGTGCTTGTAAAGTAAGTAACAGGCTTATTAACAGTTGCCAAATTGGCAGGTGTTAAATAAGTAACGTTATTAGAGATTGTTAAACTACCGCCAGTAATTGGCACTGTGTATGCTGTACCGCCAGCTGCAATACCTTCGTCCAAAGTAACAACGCTTAATTTGTTAGCAATGTAAGGAGCAGTAGTATTCTTTTGCAGGAAGTTACCTGTTAAAGAACCTGTCAAGCTTCCACTTCCAATTGTTGGAGAAGTGATTTGACGTAAAACACCGCCTTGGCCAGCCCACTGAATAGAGGCAATAGCATCCAAACCAAAGTCAATAGTAGCTGTGTTCAACACGCAGTTGTCAATAACAAAAGTTGTTGCATCAACAATAATAACTAAACCAAAAGGCAAGAGTTGGTGTTTGTTTGAGTTAGTAGCTACGCAAACAGCTGAACTAGCACCATCTGTCCAAGCAGGAGCAGTACCACCAATTTCATCAGCTGAGAACATTGCGTTCCACAAAACAGACTCTTCGCAGCTAATTGTGCTACCAATATCTGCAGGGCGCATGTAAGTTGTAAAAGAGAAATCAGCTGGATCAAGAGCAGTATTAAAACTACGTTGTCCACGAACAGGTGTTGCACCGGCTTCGTTTAGTGTAACTGTTTCTGCAGTTGTGTTTTGGGAGAATGAAAAGCCTTCCAAAACTTGAATTTCACGGGTATTGGCCGTGGTAAATCCCGTACTTTTAACCGCACCTGTAACTGAGTCTACATTGCTTGTGTAAAATACGCGACTATTACGAATTAAATTAAATGCCATATTTTATTTCCTTGTGGTTGGAACGTAAGGCACACCTACTAGACATTTATCTGTGTCGGTGCCGATAACGTTATTGTAGTGCATATCGCACTTGTAGGTTGATCTCTCCGACACCGTAAGGAACTAAGAGCCCTTCGTCGGTAACAATAGACTGAAGTATAATCTCAGTCGTCTCCAGGCCCTTATCCTGGTCATAAACTAGTACACGATTATTATTAACACAAGTTTCAATATCATGTAATAAAGTTTCTAGTTGGCTCTGTGGGTCTTCTTGATCTTTTACATATGCTTTAACAGATATGTTTAAAAAACACCAAGTAAAATCCGCAGGGTGATATTCGCGTACTTCTGACCCAGGTATAAGATATATTGCGGGAAAATCCTGTATTTCATCCCAAAACTTTATTTTGGCATACGCATTATCATACAAGTTTGTTTGATAAGGCGCATTGCCGTCAATCAGTTTAAATTTTTCTGCAAGAGCCCTAGCAATGCTATTTCGTTTGCTCATATTGATATAGCCCTTAATTTATTACTAACTGCTTCTGCAGCAATCTCCCTAATAGATTTTGCAATTAACAATTTAGGATCGCGTGATTTAGGGTTTTGTTGTCTACCACCAGAACTAAAGGTTGCATAAGGATATTTCATATAATTATAAAATACACTAATCATTCCGTCGCGGCTCATAGTTAAATGATCTACATTAACCGTACTGGCAAATCTACCTGTTCTATAGTTAAGTACATCTCTACGATTACCATCACCCATATTTGCACTAATTACATCTTGTAATTGTGAATTTATTAAAGCCGATAGACTAATTAAGTCTACTGTTTGCGGCTCTATTTTCTTTTTTACTGTTTGCTTAGCTTTATTAACAGAATTTTTTAGCTTTTTAAGGTCTGCCTTAGCTTTCCTAATATCTGCTTTTGCTTTGTCAGCACCAACTACTTTTCTTAGAGTTAGTTCAGCAAGATTATTTATTGTGCCTGTATACTCTTTTTTATACTTTTTTGGCTTACCAGAAATAGAAGCAATTAATGTATCTTCTATTAGTTCTATGATTTTAGGCGAAGACTCTAGTTCTACGAATCCGTGTGAACCTTCTACTAGTCCCTGCTCAATAAAACCATCTACCATGCTATTGAGAGCTTTTTCAATCAGACTAGCATTATTATAGCCTACTTCTTTGAAGAATCCTCTGACGCCTTTATTTTCGTTTTTGCCAACGGCTGTACCAACTCGACCACCAGCTAACTGTTGATCTGCACTACCTTGCCATTCAATTAACCAATTAGAATCAGTTTTTCTGTATTTTGCAAATACACTGGCTTTTAGGCTTTTAATATTACTAGTTGCTTCATCGTAAGATTCTAGAATATCTAGTAATGTATCTACGAAATTGTTAAGTGCAGTTAATTCTTTTTGTAGTTGTTCTGGAGATACTTGGCGTGAAGGATCTTTTAGTGCTTGTCCTACGCTACCTTTTGTACGCTGAACAAGAGTATTTGCCCAACCATACACATGACCTTTATCATACTTTCTTTCTTTAACAGCAGATAATACTGTTTTAGAAATATCTCCTGCATCAGCTACATTAGCATCAATTGCTATTTGCTGTAAGTATGAAGATACACTTTCATTAAGATAACGAAAAGTTAGACCTTTAAATATAATTGTTTCTTGACCCGCAGCACTATGGTAGACTACATCATTGAAACCTGTATCGTACTTATTAGTTTTTATTTGATCAAATATAGCTCTGGCAGTACCTTGACCAACTATACTGGATAATTGGTCAAAAGGAATGATTTGGTCTACACTAGAGTTACGAATTTCTGTTTCGCTAGACTTACGAGTTTGATGCAATATGGAACTAGTATCTCGCTGACCAGAAGCCCATTCCTTTAGTTGTGGTACATTTTTAAGTGCACGTCTAAAGGCTTCTGCACTCATGTGAAGTCTGCCATGTATTGATCCAGTACACGTTTAATTGTGGCTGGAAAGTTACTAGAACTAACATAACTAATTTGTGTAGTGTTAGGAGTTAAATCACGAGTACTATGTACAGCACCGTTATTCTTAGAATAATACTCTACTAAATCTAATACTGCTAATTTTAAATCTGCAGGTACTGTTTCGTATCCTGCAAAATAAGTTACTTTATATCCGTTAATAGCTTGTGGAAACCCGCTTGGGCTTAAGCTAAGTACATAGTCATCGCGTACTACATAGTCTGTAAACTTTACCAAATTAGTATAAGTTTTACCAAAGTCAGCGCTATAAGCAACTGAATTAACTGTAACTACTGGAGTTTCTTTTAAGATGATTTGTTTAAAGCCACCATCAAACACTTCTGTTTTGGCCTCGTCGTAGAAATCAATGAAGGTACGACGGCAATATGTTTTTACTAAGTCGCTGACTTTGGGTATTAAGAAGTCGATTTCTGCATCAGAGTTTGTACTTGTAATTCCTAAGTAAGCTTTGTATTCTGCTTTTGTTACTAAATTTGTTGCCATAAATACCTCGCTTGTTTTATAAAGGCACATAATACCTTTATAAAACAAGACCCCCGAAAGGGTCTTGTTAACAATTACACTAGCAGATCAGGTTGCTGTGTACTTGTGAGCTGTAACAGCGTTACCCAAGTTAGAAGTAACACGTGTCATACCGGTACGGAGGCTAGCCACCATAACGCGACGTTGTGTTTCAACCAATTCTTGTGTATCGATGCGGAGACCGCGCTGGTTACCAACCAAGAAGTTGCCTGGGTTCAAGCAGACAGCACCAGCAACACCAGTACCTGGGGAAGCGAACTCTGCAGAAACCAACACAGGGCTACCACCGATTTGACCGATTTGACCGGTCAGCAATGTAGCTTGTGTACCAACTTGATTCATTGTCTGGAACACTGGATCTTCCAGCAACTGATAGTATGTATCGGTATTAACGATATAAATAACTTCAGCAGGATCGAGACCCCAAGCACCCAAACCTTGGCGCAATGTGCGCATTTTAGCAACTGTCATGCCAGCAGCAACAGTGTTACCAGTAGCAGTGGTGTTAGCAGCCCAGTTTGTCAATCCTTTAACAGGATCAGAACCAGAACCAGCACCTAACAAGAAGGCCTTGTCAACAGCGCGAGCAACACGGCGAACCATACCATCACGGATGATAGGCATCAAAGCCAACAATGCATCTTCTTCTTCTTCATATGCAGTGTACTCGTTAGTAGCAACTTTATATGCATTCAAAGTGATTTCTTTGATAGCGTGTGTAGCATTTCCACCAGCAGAAGCACCAGCTGCACCCAAGGTAGCAGGAACGGCGCCAAAGTCAGCGTTAGTTACCCAAGTTGCAGTACCTGCTTCTGGGTTCACAGGGATGGTCATCACATTGGTTTGCATAGCAATGTTACGAAACACTGGAGCAACCACTAAACGACGACGAACCTCAGCTTCTAAGTTTGTAGAAACTTCGAGTTCCCATGTGGCTGAAGGCACGTGAGCACCGTATTTTTCAACCAATTGACGACCAGTTTTTGTACCGTCGAGTGATTTGCCAGCCATTTTAGCTAACAAAACAGCCTTTTCTTTGTCAGCGTAAGACATACCGTCTTTGGCTTCTTGGAAAGACATTTTAGATTTTGTAATTGCTTCGATTTCAGCAGCTTTCTCTTTGAGAGTGGCTTCTAAACCAGCGATAACAGACTTGCTAGACTCTTCAGCCTTTTCCAAGCGTTTTTCAACTTCAGCTAACAAACGCTCTGCACCTGTGTCACCAGTAGAGATAGAAGCAACAGCGGCTTTAACGCGTGCATCTAAGTCAGCTTGTGCTTTTTCAGCAGCAGCTTTTTCAGCTAATTCTTTTGCCTGTTTGTCGGCAATGGCTTTTGCAGTTTGCTCAGCCGCTTTGCTAGCTGCATCAGCCAACATTTGTTCTAATTGTTTTGGATCCATTTCCATTTCCTTTTTGACATCGCTGCTTGCTTCCGTTGAGGATTCTAGCCCTTTAGCTGATTCGCTTTTGGGTGCAAACTGCATTTTGAAAGATTTAAATTCTTCGGCTGTATCAAACGCCTTAGAAAGACTAAATAGTGTATTTT